GCCATGTGTTCCACTTCAGCCATGTGTTCCACTTCAGCCATGTGTTCCACTTCCGCCATGTGTTCCATTTAGTAATCGTATAGCTTTAAATACTTTAGCTTATAGACAAATTTCTGAATTTTAATTTCTAAATATACCCTATAGGAATATGGATAATTCAACCGACACCAATAAAAACTTCTTTAGACACGTTTTCAATTTTGACGACGATTCAAAGACGGACATATTAAATATAATTCAGTATGCATTAATTGCAATCATTCCGGTGGTGATCCTCAATAAAACAATCGGCCGGTATGTGCCAGAATCCGACGATAGAAAGGGTAGTTTGGAACTTTCTGCCGAAATAGTTATTCAGATCATAGTAACGTTTATGGGCTTGTTGATTATTCACCGAATTGTTACATTTATTCCGACATACAGCGAGACAAAGTACCCCGAGTTCCATATTGTCTACATTGTTTTAGCCGTTTTGATGATTACAATGAGCTTACAGACAAAGTTGGGTGAGAAGGTCAGTGTTTTGGTGGATCGCGCGATGGAGTTGTGGGACGGTAAATCCGACACCAAGAAGAAGGGTGGAAAGAACACTGTCAGGGTGTCTCAGCCCATTTCCGGACAAGTCACAGGACAGCCAATGAGCAATGCTGCTATGCCGCAGTCAGGCTACACTGATGGAACAGCCATTAGTTCGCTCCCGACAAATGACTCTGGAAGCCAAATGCAGTCCCAGCAGTTGCCAAACTATGACGCAATGTATAAGCAGGATACTACACCATTAGTTGGTGCGGCAACCCCAGGTATAAGCCAGGAATCGTTTGGCGGTGGACCGATGGCAGCCAGCGAAGTTTTGGGTGGGGCGTTTGGTGGTAGCCCTTGGTAAAAACCTAAACATAAACACTTAAATACATAAATATAATTCAATATATATTTATATATGGACGTTAACAAATTATTACAAGCGCTTGATGATGATAGCAATGAAACGCTACTAAATTTCACTACAAAAAAAATAAAGGAGATGACGCTAAAGGTGTTGAAGGAGCTACATCTTTCAAAAGCAGATACTCTTGAACTATTTGAGAAATTAAAGGCATACAAGTACGTGGATGAAATGAATGAACTAAAGTACGGGACATGCATTAGATGGATTCCGATTGACAACCCCGAGAATATTGTCTTATCCAAAGGTGCACTGTTCTGCGAGATGAAAATAACCGACGACGGCGTGTTCTGCATATGTAAAAACTTTGGCTTTAGCATGAGGCATTTTCAAATATCAATGGATAAAACACTAATATTTCAAAAGTTAACGGATCAGGAGCTCGTATTGTTGTCGGCGCTGGATCATTTATCAAATTAAACGATTATTTTCTACGGCGGGTGGTTTTTTTTGTGCGTCGTTTTAGCTTAATTGTGGGGCTCCCCCGGCATTTAAAACTTCCGCGAGCATATCCTCGGCGGTTGAGGATCGTTTTTGTGCAAATACCGACGGCCTGTTGTTCATTCTCGCCGCCGATTTTTTTTATACATCTGCATAATTTACTCGCAATCAGTGTTTCGGCGGCAGCCTTTGTGAGACGATTTGATTTAGGTATAGGTTCGCCATAGTATTCTAAAATTTGTTTAAAATCATTAATATTTAATTCGGACATGTTTGTCTATACTATTTACAAACAAAATAATTATACCGCAATTGTTCTATTATATTTCGGTACAATTCAGCATAATTCAAATATTTTCAAATCAAAAAAAATATATATATATTAGTATGAAAATTGTTGTTTTTGATTTAGACGAAACGCTCGGGTACTTTACACAATTTGGAATTTTCTGGGACAGCATTGTATCTTATGCAAAAAGTAAAAACCACGAAACATTGTCCCAGAGCGATTTTGATGACACATTGGATTTATTTCCTGAGGTTATCCGCCCTAATATAATAAATATATTAGCCTACTTAAAGGACCGGAAGAACGCGAACCATTGCCATAAAATGATGGTATACACGAACAATAACGGGCCGCGTGAATGGGCGCAGAAGATCGTACAGTACTTTGAAAATAAGATTAAGTATAAGTTGATTGACCAAGTAATCGCCGCATTTAAAGTAAACGGTGAAACTATAGAAGTTGGCAGGACCACTTCTTCTAAGACATACGACGACCTTGTGCGGTGTTCAAAAATACCACCCAATGCCGAAATTTGCTTCTTGGATGATACTCTTTATCCTGGGATGACAAACGATAAAATATATTATATTAATATCAAACCTTATTTCCACGATTTACAGTTTGAATATATGGTTAATACGTTTAAGAATAGCGGTGTCGGCAGAAGAGTCATTAATAGCGACGACAAATTTTACGCGAAAATAATGAATAACATAAAACTTTATAATTACAAGTGCAATAATAAGGATTCTAAGGAATACGAGGTGGATAAGATTATAGGAAAATATATTATCAGTCACCTTGATGTGTTTTTTAACAAACCGCGGAAACCGAAGACGTTAAGAAACATGCCCCGCGGCGGCAGGTCAAAGACCAAGAAAAAGCATGCGAATTCACGCGGCGTTTAAGACTGAATAAGGTTGCGCACCTTATCATTTATCGTAACTACGTAGTTATTTAGTGTGGTTGTTGTGAGTATAAACAGGCCCGCGCTAAAGGTTATTTTTCTATCAAGTTCTGTAAACTTGTCCAATGTTCTAAATGGATTAAAGCGCCATATCAAGAACAAACAGGTGTATACTCTAATGTAATAATCCAATGTTGCAAGGTACTCGGGTGCGGAATTTGATAGCCCGAAGAACGAGACGAATATTAATATATATGATATGAATAAAACCGCCGTAAAAATTTTCTCGTGTGCTGACTGGACGCTATCGTAGAATACCATTTATATAAATAAATGATATTTTATTTTGTTTTTCGGCACATAAATGGGGCGGATAAGGATAGACGTATTATTTAGTCCATTTGGACGCCAAGTGAAACACAGCTTGCATTAGGCATAATAGTATCTACTTTAGATTATATGTTTTGAATGAAATAATAATATACCCTATTTATATCAATGGACAATTCTTATGAACAAAGTAAATTGTGCAGTTCGCAAATACGCAAAGAAACAAATAGTAGAATTTATGATAGAAATATCCCTTCGCAAATGTTACAGCCATATTTAGAGGTCAGGCCGGTTATGACAAAATATTCGTATTTTCCCATTGTTGACCCGAGAAAGCCAATTAACGTCCCGATGGAGCANATGCCNACNTATAATGTCCACAAGACCTTCAACCCGGGAAACACAACGTCGCCGTGGTCAGGCTTCGCATCAAGCATAAATACGGAATCCGAATTAAGAAACCAAGTGTACGCGCTTCAAAAGTGTAGCCAGTCGGTCTATGTCCCTAACAGCACAAGTGATTTGTACAAGTACGATTTCAAAACAAAAACACAACCAAACCCGCACGAATTATTGTTCCGCAATGAAAGCTTTCAAGAATTCAACCCAAATCCAAGCACAAATACTGTTGGCTATGGGTTATTTAATAATAACACGCGGGTTCAGGTTCGCAATATGACAAAACAGAAATGTTAAAAATTATATTATGGCACCGACGACAACAAACGTATATATATATATTTGCTTATATACGTTTATTAGTGAGGATAAACCCTCAAATTATTATACGAACAAATTGTATGTCAGAAGCATTTGTAAATCAGGTGACGCTGGATTGCCTATTAAACAAAGAATTATACAACAGCCAGGTCCGTGGCAAACAGGCAAAACAATTAAACAAAGAGGAGCAACGGTTTTATCGCAAGCGAACGCTTAATCTATTTAAGGAGATGATTAATAAGAATTCGCCGGAAAATCTGTTTCCAGATGTAAAGTACGCATACGATAATTTTGTAAACGCGGCGGTCAATTATTTTAAGACTATTGACAATTCCGATATAATACAGGCCGAGTACGCGGGACTTGACTCGCCAGCAGATAAAACAGCATCTGAACCAGCACAAGCGGATTGCTCTGTGAATTTAGCAAGTAGTTTAGACGCGGATATGTGTATGATGCGTTCAATAAAAATAGAGACCCCAACTTTAGACAAATATGTTATAAGAACCAGGACAAAAAAGAAGAGCGAGGTTTTATTGCCGCAACAGAAAGACATCAACTTGCACGACCCTGGGTTAAAAACAAAAGGTCTGAAAAAAGAATAATATCAGTATAATTTATGAGGGCACACACACAACGAAGAAAAATGAGAACACATGTACGAAAAAGAACCATTCAAAGAGGTCGGGGTCCAAGACATAATAAAACGGCCAAGTTGGCAAAGGTAAATTGCAGTCCTAAGCCAAAGGGAGAGATAAATCAGTTTTCATGTTATACAAATAAGTCGCTTTATAAATTACGCGACTTGTGGAATGCTCGCCACCCAGATGTGAAAATTACGTCAACCTCTCCTAAGGAAATTCATCACCAAATAGCGCAGTATTTGAGGGGCGTCTGTAATAAGGAGTCGTGCTGGATTAGACAGCGGGCCGTTTTTGGTCCGGTTGAAAGCGATATGGCCGATTCATTTGCACCTGAGTCGCCAGCTGAGTGGAAGAAAAACCCCAACGAGTGGTTATCAAGCATAGATATAATGAATGTTATGAAACAGTATGAAAAGGCATATAAGTGCTTTGATTTTATTGGTCCGAGCCCGATTGATTTTGACACGAGGAAGTTATATGGTGAATGTGTGTGGGACGAATTATGTAATCTAAGCATTAGCCAACAGCTTCAGAACGGGAAAACGAAGATTGGAATTATATTTAATACAGATCCGCATGACAAGCCTGGCCAACACTGGATTTCAATGTTTATTAATATTAAAAAGAAGAAGATTTTCTTCTATGACAGCACCGGAGACAAGCCCATGCCGCAAATTATGGCATTGGTAGACCGATTAAAGAAGCAAGGGGCTGAGATGTCTCCCCCAATTAACTTTAAATTTGATAGTAATGAAGGAATTGAACATCAATATGGAAATACTGAGTGTGGCATTTATTCACTCTATTTTATTGTGCACATGCTTGAAGACAAGATGACGGGGCACTATTTAAAAAACCACATACTGAAGGACGAATATATGAATAAGTTCAGACACATTTATTTTAACGATTCGCTCTAAAAAATATATAAATACAACAATACGTAGTTATATATTAATGAATAGTGCAGGGTTTTTGCATCAGGACAATATTTCAACATTATGGGAAGTAATTAGCGACGAAGAGATTTTCAAATTTTTACCAAAGGATTCTCAGTCTAAAATATCACAGGTTTTTCTGAACAATATCCGGGGGTTTTTTGAGACAGAAAAGGCAAAAACGACCAATTTGGTTGACATGAACAAAAAGTACATCATGTTGATTTTAAGCCACATTAAGCAACACTTTGTCCCACAAATGCCGAATAAAATCAAAATATCCGACGAGCCGACTACAAAGGAATTAATTACATATGAAGAGATCCAAACGGACCGCCAAACGCAATTTGAAAAGGATTTAACCCGACGTCAGGATGAGTTTACACGTACAATGACACTGACTGCACCGCAGGCTCCAGACTTCACTGATAAACTGGAAGACAAACCCATAGAAGGGATGGACCGGCTTATCAAGGAGATGACCGCCAAAAGAAACTATGAGGTTGAACAGATTAACCGCAACTATACGTCAGACGTAAATCAAACGAGCAACTGGTTGAAACCGCAAGAAACGTCTGTCAAAACCGATAAGTTCCCCGCACCAGACACAACGAGTGCCTCCTCACGATTTAAATTCTTAAACACAGACGAACAACTCAGCAGTGGTGGCGACCAGGGAAAGAAGAATGTCACGTGGGGTGCAAACAATGAAATATCGGCAACTAATTTAGCTTCAAATGATGATGAGTTGGAGACTAATATTTTCAAAAAGCTGAAACGAGTCGGACCAGAGCCCGCCACACAAAATAACATGCAGCTTTCCTCACAAGATGACCGGCTCGCCAATATGGAGCGGCAAATTGCGGCATTAGCTGCTAAAATGGAGACACTAATACAGTTACTAATGTCGGCTAAATGAGCCCGCCCAATTTTACAACTCTCTCCCCCTTCTCATTGATCTCATATGTTCCAACCTTTAATGGCGCAATAGAGCCGTCAAGTGCAGCACGCTTATAAATTTCCATATCATAAAGGTCAAACGCATCCTTGCCGACCCTTCTGTATATGTATTCAACCCCATTAATCGTTATTGGTTTTCCGACCCACTCACGCGCCACCTTATTGGCACGTACGGTAGAATCATTTTGCTGTTCCGTAAATCCAGGTACATAGGAGAAGTTGTCGTTTGACGGGTCGCCGAAGTTTACACACTTGCCATTTGAGTAAATATAACAATCAAAAGACGACTCCTTAACCGCGTCAGTAAGCTGAGCAGTCAACCCTGCCTTGATTTCCGAAATTTCAAACAGGTATTGGTCGCTTGTAATTGGAAACTTGGGTATCGCCTTGCTCAAGTCCTTCCGTTTTAATTCAATCGCCTCATCCGACTTTAACTGCGACTCTGAGAATATCATAAGGTAGACAAAAACTTCCACTGTTTGCAGAGCTGGCGGCAGGTCTTTATGACTGCAAATGCGCCGCGCACGGCCAATAACCTGTTCTGAGCGCACCGGATGCCAGTAAGGTTCCATAATATGAACAAACCGTGTGTTTCGCAAGTTAATACCTTCTGAACCAGACGATGTAATCATAAAGACCTTGATAACCTCGCCCATATTATTGTTATGGTATTTCGCTTTTAATACACTACCAATACTTTCCGGAATTTGACCCCATTCGCCATTATAAATATGTCGCATTATTTCCTTTTCTTCGCTGCTTTCCGTTCCAGTATATAATGCATAAGTTGGCTTCCCTGCATCTACATCGGGCATGTCAATTTCCCACACATTTAGTGGTGTCTTTTTAATCCGGAACCTGGCGAACCCATTCTTTTCAAGCACCATGCTAAAAATACCAATTCCTTCAGCGGTTCTGAATTGACTATACACCAGGTGTAACCCCTGATTGTCTTCGTCTTGAATATTTTCTAACATGTGCAGGAATTTTGGGCTATAAGTTTGAAGCGCCTCGGGGGTCAAAAAGTCATCGGCGTGTTCCTTGATATTTTTCATTGCAGTTTCAAGTCGTTCTTTGTATGTAACACCTCCGACTGCTTCAAGAACTTCATCACCTTCAATTTCACCCTCCCGCTCGTCTTCAACGTCTTGTGTCGCTTCAACGCGAGCGCCCTCGGTAATTATGCGCGCCATATCGCTTGCCTTGCCTTCTTTGCCCTCTTCCTCGTCCTCCTTTTTCCTCTTATTAAAAGGAACCGGCCTATCAGGCATTATAAAATTGCAGAATAAACGGGAGAATATGCGGTATGTAGAGGCCTTTTCCTCAAACAAATCTGCGGTATCGGATGGAACCTTCTTCTTCTTTTCATATTCTCTCTCCTCCTTACGAGCGCCTTCGTAGATGCGAAATTGTGTGTCGCTCATTGGTATTCTGATTATGTGATAATCAACGCCGAGTTGCTTACTATACCGGGGGAGCAATCCCTCCTGTGCACTTCTAAAATAGGAGGATAGCCCGATGATTCTTCGCTTCAATGCGTCCACGTTTTTCAGTTTCTTGTCGCTGTCGTTAATGTAGTTATTCAAGAACGTGGTTAAGTCATCCGGGAGCGCCTTTTTATTAACGACTCGTACTCCTTGCGGGACAATATCAATGTCATTTCGCTTTAAAATACTGATTATTTTTCTCTCAAAGTCATCGTCGGAGGTGAACTCGGTGTCCATCACCGCATCTCCGTTCTCGTCCTTTTTGACATTGGTCACCCCCTGATATCCGGTGCCCTTTTTAACCTTATTTTTAAACCCGAACGGGTTTCGCGTAATAGTTAACGTTTTGCTGGTGGGGGAGTAATCCAAATAGTCAAGCGATTTCTCTCCGAGTAACATGTTATTAAGTGCCTGTTTATCAATCTTATTTGCAGTCTTAATGACCAGTGGTATTTTCCATGTTTTGATGTAACCACGCAGAATGTTAAACATAATGGCAAACTCGTTTGGATAATTGATAACCGGAGTGCCTGATAATAGCACAATGCGGGCGTTTTTCGCTCTCAACAACATGTAATACAACTTGCTGGCCAAATTGAGCGGGGTGTGTTCACCGAAGAGATTATCTTCTTCTGCCTCCCCCTCCTTCGCCATATCCTTCTTTTTTCGCTTCTCTTCTTCCGGTACGTCCTTCTCCCGTTTAAGCTTATTCACGATTTTGCTGATTAAATTGTGTGCTTCATCAATAATTACTACCGCGTCATCAAATATATTCCGCGTGAAATTAGAAGTCATCTCGGCAAGGCGTCGCGATCGCAAGCCGTTATAATTTATAAACTGATATTTCTGTTTAATCATCTCGTTCAACTGGGCTTCAAGAATTTTCCTTTTAACGTCGTCAAGTGTATGATAGTTTGAACTTTCTTTCACGTTTACGAAGAACGCGCCGCCGTTTTTTATAATGAAATCTTCTGGCAAATTTAACAGCGCGGAAATAGTTTTTTGTAACGGCAAATTATTATTCGTGTTGATCCACTCCCAGAATTGATTTCTTTTATATAGGAAGTCTCCACATTTCTTCAGTTCTTCAATATAATTCGCGCGCAAAGATGCTGGTGTCAGAATAATGATGCGCTTTGCACTTTTCATACCCTCTGCTATTGCAATAGAGGTACAGGTTTTTCCGGAACCAAGACCGTGGTATAAGAGCAGTCCGCGATAAGGAGTATAGAGGTTCATATAGTCGCGGACAATCTTTTGGTGTGTTAATAGAGAGAAATCAGTACCGGTTTGTCCAATGAAATCACATGAAATCGCATCCTTATTTTCAGCGAGTTCCTTGCGGTATGGTTCAAAAAGGGAGTTGATAAAGTTAACGAAAATCTCCCGATTATTCATATAGTAGCTTGATGCCTTGATTAATACTGGGGGAGATGGCCGCGGCAAACGATCTGCGAGAGACGTTTCTCCTATTTCAACAAGTGTTTCCGGGCCCAGAACGGCAACTCCCTTTTCAATCTTATTCGTAATTCGCGTCTTCTTTTTAGGCGCGGTAATTTTAATAACCTCTTCCTCTTCTTCGTCTGCGCCTGGTTTCGGCTTCAATACAAGCGCGGCCTCGTCTTCATTTGGAGCGGGCGGATTAATAGCTTCAAGGTCCTCATCACCATCCTCTTCAATGATGAGTCTCTTTTTAGTCTCCAATTTTTTAACCTTCTTGGTAGTAGCGGCGGGTAATGCGATAGCCGTTCTCTCTTCAGAATCCTTCACCACTCGTTTTACAGTGACCGAAAGTTTTTTATTTTCTGCAAGCTTCTTGAAAAGATCGTCGCGGTTAAAGCCCATTTGAGTTTCATCTACAATTAAAGGGGCCGCCTTAGTACCCTCCTGTTCAATTGGATTCGCATTCGCGGGTTTTTGTAGTTTCTTAGTACCTTTTATAACAACAGCAACTCGTTCTCTATCTACAACATTAGGTTTTACCATTAACTTTTCTTTTAATTTAGCTAAAGGATTCATTGCTTATATAATTTGAATATATAAATTTTTATTATTTAACAAATGTAAAATAATAAATCAGTTATATCTGCGGTTAGGCGTAGCTGCAGAGAGAGCGCATGGTTATATAATATAAGACACCGATTACTTCCACTGCTTTTTCAATTCTGGGGGGACCTTATTGTATTCTATAAGAAGTTTTCTTATCCTATCCCAACCAGCATAATCGGCCGCGTCAGAGGCAGGGATTACCAGGTCTGGGCGAGCAAGCAACATCTTTAGTAGGTTCACGCTTATGCCGTAACGTCTGGCCCCAAGTGCGTTGTTGGAGTCGCGCGCAAGATGCCAGAAAAATGAAAATGTTTCTGGATCACCACGAAAGTATGTTGCGCGTACATTTGGGTCAAACTTTGGGTTGGTTATAATACCTACAGTCTTGTCATATTTGTAATCCCAATTCTCTCCTCCTTCTCCAGACGGGCCAAAGTATCGGAATATCTCCATGCTATTAAATGGCAATATTTCGGTGCATGTTGACGCAATGTCTGTACGGCACACCGGACACGTTTTGCCGCCGCGTTGCGCGCCGCACCACCCAATTAAACAATCCTCGTGGAAAGTATGCGGACGCGGATGGCATTTAGTCGTAATAGTAGGCCTTAGAGATAGAAGATCAAGGCAGATTGGGCAGGTATCATTTATGTACTCTTCGGCGCTTACAGATTTCTTGCTTGATGACTTTGATTTTGATTTACTCTTACTTTTGCTTGATGACTTTGATTTTGATTTACTTTTGCTTGCTGACTTTAAACTCGCTGGTCTGGAAAAAAATCTTGATTCACTCGCATGACGAGTCATTTCAAGCCCTTTGGACGATGAGCTATCGCCACCACGGCGCATCTTACGCGTCATCCTCTTTTTTGAACGAAACAGCTTAACCATTTATATATATATTAATAATATATTGTAAAGAAAAATATCAAAATTCAAGGTTTACATCCACAGTTTTTTCAATTTTGGTGGGACCTTCTTGTATTCTATAAGAAGTTTGCGGACTCTGTTATCACCTGCAAAATCGGCGGCGTCAGAGGCAGGGATTACCAGGTCTGGACGGGCAAGCAACTTCTTTAGTAGTTCCCAGTTATCGTCGCGCGCAAGGTGCCAGAATAATGAAAAATCCCCCATCGAATCATGGTATGAAGCGCGCACATTTGGGTTAAATTTTGGATTGGCTATCAAGCGGGCGGCCATTTCATTATTTTCAGCGCGATGCGGCGACCATCTATCCTCAATGTATCGGAATATTTCCATAGCATTTAATGATCCTATAGCGTCGCAGGTGTCTTTAATGTTGGTGCGGCAGACCGGACATGTTTTATTGCCACGTTGCGCACTGCACCACCCACTTAAGCATTCCTCGTGGAAAGTATGCTTGCAGTTAGTGGTAACAATAGGGCCTGTGGATAGAAGATCAAAGCAGATAGGGCATGTGTCAATCACGTCTTCTTCCGGACTCTTGCTCTTGCTCTTGCTCTTACTTGCAGACTTAGACTTGCTCTTGGACTTGCTCTTGGACTTGCTCTTGGACTTGCTCTTGGACTTGCTCTTAGCACTCGTCGGTCTTGAAAAAAGTCTCGCTTCACGCGTCTCCGCTCCCAACGACGAGCTACTCCCTCCGCGTCGGGCCTTACGAGTTAATCGGCTTCTTGAATGGATTTGCTTTGCCATTTATATATATATATTAATAATATATTACTAAAGAAAAATTAATCATTGTAAGTATTTTATTTACCGCATTATATTATAAATGGAAGTATTCTATAATAATAAAATTGTAAAAAATAACGAATTTCTAAAACCGAGTGCAACGCAATTTAAACCTCAAATTAAATATCCTTTTGAAAATAACAAATTATATACGTTGCTGATGCATGACCCTGACTCGGTATATGGTAATCGGTTTCATTGGATAGTAACAAATATATTTAATGATGTTAAAAATGGAGAAGACTCGCTATTATATACTGGGCCTGCTCCGCCGCCAAAAACCGGAACACATCGTTACATTTTTGAATTATATGAACAAGAAAACAGAAATAACAATGTCAAGATAGAAGAGCGAAACATTTCTATGGATTTTGTTAAAAAAATGTTAAATATAGGAGAACCAATTTCTAAATTTCGTTTTATAAGCAAAAACGAATCGGGTGGAAGAAGAACCAAACGAAATAGAAGCAAACGGAACAGAACTAAAAGGACAAAACGTTACTAATTAGATTTCCTATATCTTATCGTTTGCCTCAATAAACTTAATTGCCTCATCGCATGCGATTTGCTCTGCCTTTCGCTTAATCTTGTGCTGGCCTTCGCCCATAAATATAAACGCGCGCCCATTTTCTGCAATATGTTCTTGAATAGAGCGGAAGTTCTTAAATACAGATATATCAGCGGCATTTCTATATGAAACTGTGTGAATCGCCTGTCCAACACATAAATAAACACCCATTTTATAACCAAATTCAACGTCGTGTTCAATTTCCAAATAGTGCGGGGTAACCTTAAACTCTTTTTGGATCTTTACCTGCAAGATATTTTTATAATTATCATCATTTTGAATGAGGGCGACCCAGTCAATATGCTTCTCAAAGACGCTTTCAATAAACTTCTGCGCCATTTGAAAACCAGGTCCTGTGACAAACATGTTTTGAAACCAGTTTTCGTCATCCTTAACAACAACCTTATTAAAGTCCAAGAAAAGCGCTCCAATAAAGGACTCAAAGAGACACCCGAGTTTTTTCAAATTGGTACGAATCTTCTTCTCCTCGGCGTGTTTAGAAAGAATCAGCCACTTGTGTAATCCCATTTCAAGTGCAATTTTGCCAATGGCCTCGTTCTTTACAATGGCAATTTTCTTCTCTGTCATAAACCCTTCGTCCGCTTTAGGGAAACGCCTATAAAGCAAATACTTGGTTACACACTCAAGAACCCCGTCTCCTAAAAACTCAAGACGCTCATTTGATTTGCTGCTAAGTGGCATGCAATCTGGTGGGCGATCAACAATGGTAATGTTCTGTTGTATATTTTCAAAGCCTGGCCGCTTCGTGTAGGACCGATGCACAAATGCCCTCTCGTAAAGCGCCACATTATCTACCGTTGATGGTAATCCATATTTAGAAAGAATAGATTGAACTTCGCTCAATGTAATCTTAACATTTAGAGGATTATATGGGTTGAAAATAAGACCGTCTTCGGTCCGAACAATATCATCATCGTGGTTAATTTTGAAGTCAGACATTCTGCTATACACAATATCTTTGGTTGATTTTAAACCCTTTCAACATATTGTTTGTTAGCGGCTTAAATATAAGGATGGTATATTATATATCCCATTATGGAAGATTGGAAGACAATTGCGGAATTTCCGAATTATGACGTGTCATCTCTGGGAAATATCCGGAATAATAAGACTGGAAAGCCGTTGAAAATATGTGCAAAGGCGGGATACTATCACGTTGGGTTAGTGAATGACAATTGCAAAAAAACGTTGAAAGTTCACAGGTTAGTCGCTCAGGCATTTATTGAAAATACTGAAAATAAACTGGAGGTAAATCATAAGGATAAGAATAAGTTAAACAATTGTATCCCTAATTTGGAGTGGATGACAAGACGAGAAAACAATATTCACCGGTGCGAAGGTGTGAAAATTACGTGTAATAAAAATAAGGTTGTGCTACGAATGGATGCAAGCACTGATGAAATATTGGAAAAATATAATTCAATAGAATTGGCGGGCACTTGGGCGTGCAATAATGGCTACACTAAAACAATTCATAATGGTCGCAATTCAATTGGTAACTGTTTAAGTGGGTTGTCCAAAATAGCATACAAATTTAAATGGGAATATGACAATAAAAATGGCGACTTAGATAATGAAATTTGGAAACAAGTTGTTTTAGAAAATGTTGACACGACGGATAAACGATATCATATTTCGTCCTTAGGAAGATTTAAGAATAGTTCAGGAACAATTATGGATAATTATAAAATAAATGACAGCGGGTATTTGCGAGTCTACATTCACAATAAAACTTATGCGTTGCATAGATTGGTCGCATTGGCATTCATTGAAAATATAGAAAATAAGGAGCAGGTTAACCATATAGACGGTAAAAAATTAAACAATTCAGTAGAAAATCTTGAATGGGTTACTAATAGGGAAAATCAAATTCATAAGTTTAAAATTGGTTTAGGAAATAATTACACCAGAAAAATTGTTCAATATGATTTAGAAATGAATAAAATTAAGGAGTTTAACTCTATTATAGCCGCCTCAAGGGAATTGGATATTGGCAAAACTAATATAAGTGGTGTTTTAGTAAATCATAGAAAAACCGCCGGTGGTTTTATATTCAAATATTTAGATTAATTGAATAAAATAAAATTTTAATATTTTTGTAGTATATACTATGGTGCTAATGTCTGCTGGACGAAGTGCTCGCAATCAAGCGTCAATCGTGAACAGAACTAACGTGTGCGGCGGCCCAAAAAAGGCGGGAATTGCCCCTCGTGTTGGTTGGTTTTTGTCGAGCAACCCCAATTTGATTGGAGCTCCTCAAAGACTCCCTCTTATCTGCGTCCCTAACAGGACAATCCAGACCCAAAAGTATGGATACAGTGCTACACATGGTGGAAATATGGGTTAAAACAGTTCGGTATTTATTTAGCGAATTTGTGGATAAATTATTTATACGTTAAATGATTTAATAAGAATTTATTAGATAATTTAATAACTTATGATTATCAAGGTTGATACTCGGGAAAGCGACCTCTTGCGTCATATTAATGGTTTGGTGGCGAACATACCAATATTCAAACAACTTATAATAAAGTCCGAGACACTGCCTATTGGAGATATTATTGTTGCAGACGAAAATGAAGACAAGTTAGTTATAGAGAGAAAGTCTATAACGGACCTACTTGCGAGCATTAAGGACGGCAGGTATGAAGAACAATCCTATCGCCTAAATGGATTGAATCATCACAACCATAATATCATTTATCTTGTTGAGGGAGATGTGAACCAGGCCAACCGGTTCAAAAGTGACAATAGAGTAGATAAACTAACCGCATATTCGGCGATGTTCTCTCTTAACTACTACAAGGGGTTTTCGATGTTTAGATCATTCTCTTTAGAAGAATCTGCTACTATTATCTGCAATATGGCTTATAAACTGGCGAAGGAGCCTGCAGATAAGAGGGCGTTTTACTCAAATAAACAGACAATTCCCGTCACCCCTGCTCCTACTGTAGATGATCCGATTCAGGTTCCTAATGCTATTTCAGTAACAACCGAGCCACAACAAGGGGGGAGTGCTGCAGTTGAAAGCGTGAAACAACCAGACGAAGCCGAACAAAGTGAAAAGGATTATGTAAGCGTTATTAAGAAGGTCAAGAAGGAAAACATTACGCCCGACAATATTGGAGAAATCATGCTCTGCCAAATACCTGGTGTCAGCGCAGTTACCGCATTGGCCATTTTACACCAATACAAAACACTGCCAAATTTGATAAAAGAACTGGAAACAAACGCAGATTGCCTACACAATATAACGTCTACAAATGCAAAGGGTCAGACGCGAAGAATCAATAAAACCAGCATTGCAAATATTGTAAAGTTCCTTGTGAAAAAATAAAATTATATATTATGAACGAAATCGTACACTTGGGGTTATTTGTCCTATTATTTTTTCTGGCGTATTTAATGTTTAGACGTTTTAGCCCGAGCAACATTGATGGTATGGAGGGGATGTCAGACGCATCCGGAAATAATGCAGCAGCATCCGCAGACAATGGAGTTGCAGGAAATGCTGCCGCATATGGTGCCGCAATAAAGGCTGCAAATGTCCGGTCAATGGACGTATTGTTAATTAACAAATATCGGGCCGATTATGAAACCGCCATTCTTAATGTAGAGGATTTCATCAACTGTCTGATGTTACAAACCACATTGTCGGTTGACCATCGTAACAACCCAATGGCTGCAATTGAAAAGTTGGGAAGTCTGCAACAAGCAAAGACTGCATTAAATAGCGTCATGAAGTTTGTGGATGGCAGCAGTTAAATAGAAGTAAAATAATTAAATTTTTAATCAAGTTAATTATTTTATAAGTGTTTTATTATTTTATAAGTGTTTTATTATTTTAAGGAATGTAAATTTGGACTTCGTCGTCCTTGTAGTACCCCTTGTCAACAAGGTTCTGCGTGTATGTTGCGCCGCCCCAGTTGGGGTCCATCGGGTTGGGGCTTACCTTGGCCGCTTCCTGGTCAAAGTCCATCTTATCTAAGGGCGTTGTGGTCCCAATATAATAACTGGTCTGGTCATGTGCAGGGTATGACTGTTGGTTATAAGGAGGGTCATTTCTGGTCGCGTCAACCAATAGCGTTGGATTCGGATATGCTTGATCGCCGACAGGTTCCAACGACGTTTCCATAATAGGCGGAATCTGTGAAGCAATGCCCACAGGAGAAGCGGAAGACGGGGGTAGACCGGCCTGAGGTTCTGACACACTCGGTCGCGATTTGTAGACCTTGTTACCCTGCGCATCATATGTCTCCTGCAAGTACAATACCGGGCAACGAATGTTCTGACTTCTTTGCCAATCCAAGAACTCTGTATAATCTTCTAAATTATCAAATTCAATCGGGTTCACGCCAGGCACCTCCGCCAGTTTAGAATTATATAGATAAAACCGCGACCCCTTCTGAATGAGCAGATTCGGACACCTTGGCTGCTTAGAATATTTATTGGTGAATGCCTCCGGGTTGCTGCCCTTTGCGTAAAAATATAGACCAATTAAAAATACTAATATAAAGACAAATGTTAAGGGTGTCATTATATACTACGAGGATAAAAATGTTATAATTTATTTTCTATTTAATTTATATAATGGTATATTTGCACATTGAGAATAAACCTTCTAATATGGGCGGAAAGGGAACAATTGCCGAACTAAATAAAATCATGGGCGTTAAAAACAATAAAACATTCATGCTGATTTTTATGGAAGGATGTGGGCCGTGTAATGCCACAAGACCAGAGTGGAAAAAATTACAGAATGTATTGCCGGCCGATTTTTTAAATAGACCGGATGTTGCAATTGTTTCCGTAGACCATATAATGGCCGATAATATCACCCACCTTAACCCCAAACCATCAAGTTTCCCAACAATGAGGTATATAACCAACTCGGGTCATACATCGGAAAACTACGAGGATTGCAAGATTGATGTTAAAGACCGACAGATTGATTCGTTTGTTAAATGGATGGAGAAGAAACTCGGCGAAAGTGATATAACGCATTATAAACATCCGGGTCATCACAATCATCATAAAACTCACAGTCATCACAATAAGCGCAGTTCGGCATCTAAAACTCGCCGCTATATGGGCGGCCGAACTAAACGACATCGCGGTGGCAAATGGTCTTTAAAATACAAACGCAGCATTAATTGCAAAAAACCCCGAGGTTTCTCTCAGCGCCAGCATTGTAAATATGGTAGACGGTAGTGCATCTACAGAATAATATTATTTTTATTAAATACTATTATCCACTGCGTCAAATTTATACCCTAAAGAATTAAATAAAATTGAATCCCGTTAAACAAGATAAACATAACGCATTACAAGTATTAAGAATGGAGCACGTCTTCAGAATTTTAGATTTCAACGTGTACAATGCTAAGGATTCGGCGATGGAGTCGTCAGATGAAGAGCAAAACACATACAAAGATTCCAATAGTTTTATGATCCAGATGTTTGGGGTTGACGAATCTGGGAAAACCTATTCAGTTATTGCAGAAGGATACAAGCCATTCTTCTACGTAATGGTGAACGACAAATGGACGATTTCAATGAAGGAGGACTTCCTTACCCATCTAAAGGAAAAAATGGGCAAATATTACCAAGACTCTATTACAGAGTGCAAAATCATAAAGCGTAAAAAGTTGTACGGATTTGACGGAGGGAAGGAACATAAGTTCATATTTCTTGAATTTGCGAACCTAAATGCGTTTAACAAGGCCAAGAACTTCTGGTATACAAATTATCAGAACGGCCACACATTGCTTCCAAANGGATATAAATTTAACAACACGGATATGAAGCTATATGAAGCAAACATTCCGCCGCTTNTGCGTTTCTTCCACATTAAAGACATTAGTCCGTCTGGATGGGTTGCTGTCCCAAAGAAGCACGCGACTGAAAATAAGGGCGACATGAAGCGCGTGAATTGCAATGTGGATTTCACTACCAATTATAAAAATATCATTCCGTTGAATAATAAGGAAACGCGAGTTCCTTACAAGATAATGAGTTTTGATATTGAGGCCAGCAGTAGTCACGGAGATTTCCCCGTTCCGGTCAAAACATACAAAAAACTTGCAACAAACATTATAGAGTATTTTGAGGGCCTTAAAATGGACATGACAAAGGACCTGTGCAAGAATATTTTAAGACGCGTTATTCTCGCAGCCTTTGGGTATGAAAAAATGGACCAAATTGATTTGGTGTATCCCAAAAAGTCTCCAGGGTCAAAATCAGAAGTCCAAAGACTCTGCGAAGTTTGGCTTGAAACCCAGGTAAGAAACCTAAAGTCGTCTGATGCAAACGCAGATGCAAACACTATTGAATCCATGTTTGAAAAAATGGGCATGGACGAAGACGACGCTGACGAACATAGGAAATACATTAAAACGTACACGGACAAAAAGGCGACAATCTCGGATATCCTTTGCGATAAAACCTTTGAGCGTGAGGGGAAGCTACTTGAACTAAACGAATCTTTGAAAAAGGTGTTCCCCAAGTTAGAGGGCGATAAATGCACGTTCATCGGTTCTACATTTATGAATTACGGAAACAAGGATCCTCACTTTAATCATTGTATTGTCCTCAACACATGCTCTGACATGCCAATTGAAAACAGCGTGGTTGAAAGCTATAGTACGGAAAAGGAGGTTTTACTTGCATGGCAACAACTGGTTCAACGAGAAAACCCCGACATTGTTATCGGTTACAACATATTTGGATTTGATTACGAGTTTATGTTTAGACGCGCCGAAGAAAATGATTGTGCGGAGGAGTTTTTAAAGTTGTCGCGCAACCACGACGAAGTCTGCGGAACGCCCATAAAGTCGGAAGATGGATATGGTACTGGAAAGTACAAAATTGAAGAAAGTAGCCTTCAACTTGCGAGCGGTCAGCACGACTTGCGATTTATTAAAATGAATGGGCGTCTTCAGGTTGATCTGTATAACTTCTACCGTCGTGAGGCAAATCTGATTTCATATAAACTGGATTATGTTGCAGGCAATTTTATCGGCGACTTTATCAAGGGAATAGAACATGCCGACGAGTCTACAACTACGATTAAAACCGCAAACATGACCGGATTATTAAATGGGAGTTATGTCCACTTTGAAGAAATCGGGCATTCGGTTGACTACTACGCTGACGGTGCAAAGTATCTTGTAACTGATGTGGATAAAGTCGCATGCAAGTTCGTCATCAATGGCTCAATTAACCCTGATTTTAGCAAGAAGGTTAGGTGGTGTTTGGCCAAGGACGACGTTACTCCCAAGGACATATTCCGAATGACCAACGGAACTGCCGATGATAGATCCGTTATCGCGAAATACTGTATCCAGGATTGTAATCTGGTGCATTACTTGTTTAATAAATCGGATATACTTACAGGGTTCATTGAGATGGCCAAGATCTGTAGCGTGCCAATAAATTTCCTGGTTATGCGTGGTCAGGGAATCAAGCTGACAAGTTATATTGCAAAAAAGTGCCGAGAAAAGCGGACATTAATGCCTGTAATAGAAAAGGGCGACCTTGACGAAGGCTATGAGGGGGCTATTGTGTTGGACCCCAAATGCGACTTGTACTTAGATAATCCTGTAGCATGTGTAGATTATGCCTCGCTATATCCCAGTTCTATGATTAGTGAAAACTTGTCGCATGATAGCAAGGTTTGGACGCGCGAATATGATTTGGCAGGCAACCTGATTGAAGCGTGGGGCGAGAAGGACGCGGCTGGCAATTACATTTATGACAACTTGCCGAATTACTCGTATGTTGACGTGAAGTATGATACATATGTATACCGCCGGAAGCACCCCAAGGCCGCTGCAGAGAAGATATTGAATGGTCATAAATTGTGCAGATTTGCGCAGCCGTTTAAGCAGGAGGGTGTTAGTGGAGAAGGCGAAGGAATCATGCCGTCTATCTTAAAGGAACTGTTAAAGGCCAGAAAAGAGACACGAAAGCTGATGCCGCAACAAACCGACGAATTTATGAAGAATGTATTGGACCAGCGCCAACTGGGTTACAAAGTCACGGCTAACTCCCTTTATGGACAATGCGGTGCGAAGACAAGCACATTCTATGAAAAGGACATTGCGGCCTGTACCACCGCTATAGGAAGAAAGCTTCTGACTTATGCCAAGAGAATCATTGAAGAATGTTATGCAGACAGGATTTGCGAGACAGAGAATCATGGCAAGGTGTTAACCAAAGCAGAATATATATATGGCGATACGGATTCGGTATTCTTCACATTTAATTTGCAAACGCCAGATGGTGTGCCGATTCGTGGCAAAGATGCGCTGGAAATAACAATTGAAATTGCGCAACAAGCGGGTCACTTAGCGTCGCAATTCTTAAAGGGACCTCACGATTTAGAATACGAGAAGACATTTATGCCATTCTGTTTACTGTCAAAGAAACGGTACGTCGGGATGCTTTATGAAACGGACCCAAATAAAGGCAAAAGGAAGGAAATGGGTATCGTCTTAAAGCGGCGAGATAATGCACCAATCGTCAAGGACATTTATGGTGGTATNATTGACATTCTCATGAAAAAGCAGAATATTCAGGAGGCGATTGACTTCTTACGAGGATGCTTAGAAAACATTGTCAATGAGAATTATAGCATGGACAAACTCATTATAACAAAATCGCTGCGTTCTGGGTACAAGAATCCGCAGTCTATCGCGCACAAGGTTCTTGCAGATAGAATGACCGCGAGGGATCCTGGTAACAAACCCGGGCCTGGGGATAGAATCCCGTTTGCTTACATATCTACAAGTGGCAAAAAGACGCTCCAAGGTGAAAAAATTGAAACACCGTCGTTTATTACTGAGAATAAGTTGAAAATTGACTATTCGTTTTATATTACGAATCAAATCATGAAGCCGGTTCAGCAGGTCTTTGCGTTGGTTCTTGAAAAGATATGGATTATGCAGGGCAAGCGCCCGAAACTCCTTAAATTTAAAAGAGATGTAGAAGTCCTGCGTAAAGAATACATAGATGATGTAGATAAATTTGAGGAAAAGGTAGAATCGCTGCGGTGTAAGGAAATAAAGGCATTGTTATTTGACGAATATTTAAGGGAAACGAATAATGAGAAGGCCGGTGTTCAAAGTATGACAAAGTTCTTCACGAAAGCGTAATAATTGCACGCTCTTTATTATTTTAACCTTTCGGTTATTTTTTCTACTGCAAACAAATATTGATTTAGGGTCAAATGACTCCAGAACATTTATGGATTTAAATAAGCATTCTATTTTCTAACGCATTAAAAATAAAATAAAAACATACAAGACTGTTTTTATTTTACTGTTTATTAAAGTTTATTTTTTGCATTTTATTACATGGACGATGATGCTGAGTGTGTACCAGTTCGTTGTTTTGCCGCGCTCATAACCTGAAACATCAGTTTCACCATATTACCAATTTCAGTTACACTGTCCTTTAAGTTCCAGCCTTGGTCTGCATCGGGAGTAAAATCAACTTCGTCCTCGTCCTCGTCCACGTAATCACCATCCTCATCCTCATCCTCATCCTCATCATCCGCCTCTTCATCCGCCTCTTCATCCTCCTCTTCATCCTCCTCTTCATCCTCCTCTTCATCCTCCTCTTCATCCTCCTCTTCATCCTCCTCTTCATCCTCCTCTTCATCCTCCTCTTCATCCTCGCTCTCCTCATACACGTAATCTTCGTCGTTATCATTGTCGCAATCATCATCACAATGTGCGCCTTGGCACAATACAGAGACGGCATAATCTGCAATGTTAAAACCACGGGCATCATTCCACGACGGAATAAAACCCTCCGCCGTCAATTTGAACAAAATGGACCCGATGCTACGCTGGTGCTTAGCAGAAATTTCCTGAATCGTCCATTCCAATAACTCGTATTCTCTTTGAAGTGCAAGCACCTCGTTGACTGTCCACTTATTTCCATTTCTCTTGTTTCCATTTCTCATGTTTACGCTCATCTTATACAATGTTTATGCTGTACTCTTTAATATCGTTTTGTAATTATTTTACGCGGGGGCTACAGCGCCAGTGCCGGGAATTGTTAGAATATTCGCGCAAACCCATGTGCCGAATACAATCCACATATTTTCAATAACCCCCGACGCGGTAGATACAACCCATCGCAGCGCACGACAGTGAGGAGCTACCACCATAAACGGCGACAGTATAAATCCAACCAGGGTGTCGTGCGCACAGAACTTAGTGTATAAATGTGCGGCACCGTAATGCAGGGTAATCCATGCTAAGTATACCCCGGCCACCTGTGAAATAAACTTCGCTACACCGATTGCGTACGAGTAAAGGTTCGCCATATTATTATACGTCATCAAGCCAAATGTGTATAAATGTTCGGCATAATAATCAGACTCATTTTTTTTGTAAATTTCTGGACTATTCTCATCACAAAGAGTTTCTTTGCTTGCCTTATTACGATTACGCGTTACCGCCATTATGCTTTATAGGTCGGTATCTTTATATTATCTTTACAATTAATTTCTGTTGTATGTGTCGTTAATACGAGATATTAGATTAAATAATGCGAGCGGGTCTGAATCCGTGTACATATAATTCCCAGATGGGTCCGTAAACAGAGTCGCTACAGATTCTACCGTCTGAAAACTGTTCAAAATGCTATCGTAAATAGTAGGCACTGCCCTGCTAGCAGCAGAAGCGTTATTTCCAGATGGGTCGGTTACGGGAGCCGGATTGGTTGTAGGCACGGGCGATGGATTGGAGGCTGTTGTAGGCGCTGTTGTAGCTGCAGCTGCATTGCGAATGTCAAACCGGCATACCGGGCAAGTACAATGTGTCGCGAACCATATATTTAATTGATCCGTCGCAAATACGTGACCACAGTGTCTTATCACGGTAACAATATCATTGTCACTAAAATCTGCCATAGAAATCGGGCACGATATATTTCGCGGACTGACAATATCACGATATCTGGCGCGTCTTGTCGCAATGTCAACCTGCGTCTGGGTAGGATATACCACTACAGGATCAAAAAAACTTGGGAGCGTTGTTGAAAACGGTGCATTCTGGTCATCATTTCTATGCACAGAGAATTGGTATCTACGAATATTTTCCGGAGTATAAGGCGAGCGCCTTCCTCCGCCAGCTGCGTCATATGTATACGCGGTGTGCCCATATGAACTGTATGGGTTATTCCTGTGTGGGGCGTTGTGTCCACTATTAACAGGATTTCTATTTGTTCGCCTACTTGAATTAGACAATGTTTGCACAAGTAACCGACGAATCTGCGAATTTGTGGATGACAAATTATTTATAGACGCGTTCAAGCTTGTAATCTGTGCTATATTATCGTTATACATACCGTTTAAAATGGAAACCAGAATCAGGTCATTATCGGGAGGGGTATAACTCATTTGTGTTATAGATATATATTATATATTATGAAATCTGTTTAAATGTATTATGTTAATTATAGTTATGAACATTGACGATTATAAAAATAAAGGGCTTAGTGGGCTGGCAAACTTAGGCAATACATGCTTCGCCAATTCGTGCGTGCAAATTCTCTCTCATACCTACGAACTAAACTCTTTTTTGGGACAAGAAACCTACAAGGCCAAGCTTAAAAGGACTCCAGAGTCGGCTCTTCTTGTGGAGTGGGACGAACTAAGAAAGATGTTGTGGTCAGATAATTGTATCATTTCGCCGGGTAAATTCATAAAAACTATTCAAAAGGTTGCACAAATTAAGGGCGTTGATTTATTTACAGGGTTTTCACAAAACGACCTGCCAGAATTTCTGTTGTTTCTAATTGACTGCTTTCACACCTCCCTGTCACGAGAAATTAGAATGACTATATCAGGAACTCCATCAAACACCACCGACAATATTGCAATTCAATGTTTTGAAATGATAAAAAATATGTATTCAAAAGAGTACTCTGAGATCTGGAATTTATTTTATGCAGTGCACGTTTCGGAGATTTCCGATTTTAAAACGGGAGAGTCGTTAAAAATAACGCCAGAACCCTATTTTATTATTGATTTGCCAATTCCGGCTAACACTAACTCGACGACGCTGATTGATTGCTTTAATCTGTACGTTGAGGGCGAGGTACTTGACGGCGAAAACGGTTGGATAAATGACGCCACAAAGGAGAGAATTGACATAAGGAAGAAAATTCAATTTTGGTCTTTCCCCAACATTTTAGTAATAGATCTAAAAAGGTTTAATACGCGCTTTCAAAAAAGCCAGGTCCTTGTAACATTCCCCATAGACAACTTAGATCTATCAGAATATGTAATTGGATATAAGAAGAACAGTTATAAGTACGAACTTTACGGCGTGTGTAATCATAGCGGGGGTGTAATGGGCGGACATTATACTGCATACGTTAAAAACGCAAACGGTAAATGGTATCACTTCAATGATACGAGTGTTTCAGAGGTTGGACTGCCTGAATCTATCGTGTCCCCCAAAGCATATGTTTTATTTTATAGAAAGAAGGCAAATTAAGAGGATTTAAAAATTAATTTATATTATTTTAACTAATTATATATTATAAATGGAAGTAGTAAATACAACAACAACAATAAATCCAGTAAATATGTACGATTACGTAAACAGTTACTTTTCAAACCCGATTGTTATAACAACTGTCCTGTTAGTCATTATAGCATATTTCGTATTATCGTCATCTTTAGGCAATAGTACGCCGGGTGCAGTTAATGGTAATATGGATGCCGGGTCAAGTATTATGGAGTTTATAGTTATTGCTATTTTAGTCGTTCTAATCGCTATTAACGCGTTCCAATACTTTTTTAGTATAAATATAACAGCATATATACAAGGTCTATTCACACCTAAAACTACTATTGACATTGTGGTTGACCAAAGCACATATCAATCTGGTGCGGCGCCAGTACCAGAAATTACATTATATAAACAAGTGTTTAACATCCCGGGGAATAATTACGAGTACAACGACGCAAAGGCACTTTGCCGCGCATATGGGTCGGATTTAGCAACATATGATCAAATTGAAAAGGCTTACAATAGCGGGGCCGAATGGTGCAACTATGGATGGTCTGCAAATCAACTGGCATTGTTCCCGACGCAGAAACAAACATATGATCACTTACAAACAATTGACGGGCACCAAAACGATTGCGGTAGAACCGGCGTAAATGGCGGTTATATTGCAAACCCCAAGATTAAATTCGGAGTAAATTGTTACGGATATAAACCCAAAATGACATCAGAGGAGGATGAACTAATGAAAACTTCCTCGCCATACCCCGAAACAATGAAGGACATTGCCTTTCAGAAACGCATTGACTATTGGAAAAATCAAGTCAGCGATATATTAGTATCCCCCTTTAATCATACTTCATGGGCAGCATTGTAAGGGTGGTCCGCTTTAAATTTCATCATTAATATCATCATCAATGTTGTAATTTATGTCTTCAAGCTCAATCAGTCTACGTTTTGTCATGTATGCAGTGAATGCAGTCCATGCATATAAGACCCAGCCTAAAAGCCACAGCATTCTGCATAGAACGGTAACAATATATATGCAAATTATGACTGCTCTGGGCGGATGTATTTTTTTCTCCATATATAACCTGCACACAGGGCATTTGCCACTTACAGCATACCAGTCATCAAGACACCTCCTGTGAATAAATCCGTCGCAGCAACACCCCCTTAGATATTCATCATCGCCTCTTAATTTTATAGGAGACACCTCGTCGTATAACTCAACCGATAAACACACGAAACACTCATCCGTGCAAGTATTTTTTTCATTAGCAGAAACATTTTTAATAAAGTCGTCATCTCTATAATGCTCGATCACTCTAAATAACATTATTATACTACCTTATAATTATTAAGTTAGTATAACAAATAATTCTATACCTTTTGTCTTTTTGTTGACGCATTGTTATTTTTGCGGGCCTTATTTCTTTTTGTTCGCGCCACCTTATTGGAGTTGTTTAATTTATGTAGTGGCTCTCTGACCAAATCTAATAGCGTTTCGTATAACTTATCGTCTATGCATTCGTCGTCGCTATCGTCGTCTTTATGCTTGTCCCTACCCTTGTTACCGCCCTTCATCGTGCTATAACTCAACAGCCAGCTGGGTATCACCAAATTTCCGCCAAATAAATCTGACACATTATCGCCACCAGATTGAGATTGCAACGTGGTTATAGGCGACATGCCCGCCTTCATCATAATAGAATTCACATTGAACCCGCCCGAACAGGCCCCGCCACTATTTATACTAAATACCATTTCATTGCCTCCTATATTGGCCTCATTCATATTCATATATTCGTTGTTCATATATTCGACGTTCATATAAATTATTCATATATTAATTAATTGTTGGAAAACCGCTTTATTTCCGGAACAACCTTCACAGCCCTCTTTTGTTTTATATGGTCCATGATCGTTTTAACTTGTGATTCACTTTTAATAACCTCACCGAGTGTCTTTTCTAAATATTTAAAAGTAAGAGGTTCTGGAACGCGACTATTTGCAAACTTTAGCTTTCCGTCGCTTATCTGTACAGTCGCATTAGAGAGATTGTTAGAAGCGGCATAGCTTGTGATGTTTTGCTCCAATGTATTGCGTTTATCTCTCAACTCGCGGGCTTTTTCGTTTATTTGCTTAAGTTGGTTATCTACTGACACCCATTGTTGAATTTGACTCTCAAAACTCATTAATAATTATATAAAATATTATATAAATATCAATACAACCCCAAATTTAAATGCCTCCTCGCTTCATGGTTTTGCGGCCACCCTTCTTGCGATATGATTGTTGCATAGCTAAGAGAGAAAAGGGCACGATTGCCTGGTTAATTACTGAACCAAAAAATCCGCCGCTCTTTCCACGGGAAGCACTGCGAGAACGGGAAGCACTTCGTCCACGGGAAGCAGAGCGAGCACGGGAAGCAGAGCGGGCACGGGAAGCAGAGCGGGCACGGGAAGCACTACGTCCACGGGAAGCACTGCGAGCACGAGAAGCCCTGCGAGTTCGCTTACCAGCAGACTGCACAAGTCTCAGGCTTTCGGCCGAGGGAACACCGGGCTGGTGTGTCCATTGACCTTGCACACCAACTATCACGTTAGACGGGTTTGCGCCATTTGGGCCTGTTTGATCAAAAACGCGGTTAAATTGCGAATCCATTGATCCATTTACATGCATAGCGTACTTGGCCGCAGAACCGAAATCACCACCCTTCTGAGATCTATGTCTATGTTTTGCCATATTATATAAATTGATGAGAATAAAATTATATAATGTCGCAACATTTCCTTAAATATATTCTGCAAATTGTAGTTAATATTTTGCCTAAACCCATTACAACGCCTTTATGGCATTCATTTTATTACGCAACAACATAATTAAAATAACAAGTATCGCTAAAATCATTATAAATATTAGAAAGAACAAGGCCAACGTTATATAAATGTACGGGTTTATCTCATACAAAATAAAATCAATAATCGGCTTTAATAATTGCTTGAACTCATTTTTTATGTCATCCCTTTTTAAAATATCTAAACATTGATTAACTAACGAATCTCTCATACTAAACTGTAATATAAATATTCAGAAACTTGTGCGTGTTATTAGTTTTTAAATTTTCTATAATTTGAGTAATATGGACAATATTGTTGAACCAAATGAGTCGTTCGATTTCTCAAAACTTTCTTTAGCACATCCTGTAGGAATTCAAGGAGGGGCGTATTTTACTAAAATAGAAAATAACAACAAGCCACTATATATCCAAACAATTAAAAGTCAGACCAGACAGGGTATTGTTAAGACGGGTAAAAAGTATTACTGTGACCTGATGTTCGATAAAAATGCAGCACCCCTCATCAGCTGGTTTGAAAATTTAGAAGAAAGGTGCCAAAAATTGATCTTTGATCGGAGAGATACATGGTTTCAAAATAATTTAGAAGAAAACGACATTGAGTCTGCATTCAGCTCTACAATTCGGGTATACAAATCGGGAAAATTTTATCTGCTCAGAACAAATATTAAGAACCACAACAATATGCCCGCTGTTAAGATTTACAATGAACACGAGATACCATTAACCGCTGACGATATTAAGACTGAGACCAACATTATATCCATCTTAGAAATTCAGGGGATTAAATTTACGGCAAGAAACTTCCAAATTGAAATTGACCTAAAACAGGTCATGATATTAGATAATGAGCCGATGTTTGATAACTGTTTAATTAAAACGAGTAAACGGCCGGTTGAGCCTGCTCCTGTCCAGGAAACTGAAGACATTAGAGCTTTAGAGAAAGATGATGTGTTGGAAGAATTATCAGTTGAAACCATTGTCGCCCCAGAACCCGCTGCAATTATTGATGGCAGTTTGCCTGCTATGAACGACCCCCTTCCGCAAATAGAGACAACCGACGATTTGCACTTGGCCGGGGCTGTGGTGGAAGCCATAGGGGGCGGCGAAGAAACTGCTATAGAATTGGAATTTGAGGATCTAACTGGAGATATTGAGGAAAACCCGAATGAATTAAAGGAGATTAACAGTTTGGAATTGTCATCAGGCGATACTTTAGAAACTATCCAGTTAAAAAAACCAAATCAGGTTTATTTTGAAATATATAAGGCGGCAAGAAACAAGGCCAAGGCAGCGAAAAAGAATGCCCTTTTAGCTTATTTAGAAGCGAAGAATATTAAGAAAACTTACATGTTGGACAATTTAAATGACAGTGATAGCGACATTGACGCAGAAATTGACGAGGTCTCAGAAAGCGAATTGGATGGACTGTAATTTATTTATCAAATCTTTAGAATAATTAATATGTATTCCAAAAATTATTTTATCATTAATTTTATATAATGACAAGCTATTTAACGAAGGTTTGGAATGAGTATGGAATTGGAGCCATCTTGGCTTTATTAGTTGTAGCCTACGCGGTAAGCATGTTTGCAGGATACTTGAACGATAAGGGTATGTCCGGAGCCGAGTCTAACGCTCAGATGCAGCCACAGTACAAGAAGGAGACAGGAGTTCGCGCTTCTGATCCCAACGGCAACGAAGTGTATGCCTCTGTTAACGGTCTTCAGACCAGCATGCCCGGTATCCCATCGTCTTGCTCCCAGCCCAACATCCAGAACCCTGCTGAGCTTTTGCCCAAGGATTCTAACTCCCAGTGGGCGCAGTTGAACCCCTCTGGTAAGGGCGAGCTTGCCAACGTGAACCTCCTCAAGGCTGGTTACCACATCGGCATTGACACCATCGGACAGAGCTTGAGAAACGCGAACTTGCAAATTCGCTCTGAGCCTCCTAACCCGCAGTTGTCCGTGGGACCCTGGAACCAGTCCACCATTGAGCCCGATTTCATGCGCCCTCCCTTGGAGATTGGATCCGGAGGCCAATAAGTTGTTTATATCCCTCCAATGCACATGACAATTTAATTTAATTTATATATAAAATGATGTATTATTTATATATAATGTTCGCGGGTGCACAAAAGGTAATTCCTGCGCCCAATTCTAATCCCAAGCCTGTCCCATCAAAAGCATATATTGCGATTATGTGCGAATATATTTGTAAACGCACTACTCCCGAGAGCAAAATGCAGCCAAATCCAGTGGCTAAACCTGTAAAGAAACAACATGAAGATATGTTTATATTTTGGACGTAAACCGCGCAATATTTTATATTATCACGTGAAAATATAAAATACAGAATACAAAAATAAAAATAAGGTGCGCCACATAGAGTCTACTTTCCAAACGACATTTGCTTTAACCGCTCGTACGGCTTCTCGCCAATGGTTTGTTTAAATATATATTTCACCAATGCCTCATACTCCTTGGGGCTATTTTTATAAATACAGTTGTTCAAGGTCTTTATTATATCCCCTTTATCGGATTCCTTGAAATTACCAACGCACAATTGTGCAACCACGTTTTCGGGATGCAGTGTTTCGCATATCAAATTGTTCACATTTAGCTTATTGTATCTTTCCATCAACACATTATACAATATTTCTCCATTATAAGGTATTTTGTGGACATTTTTAACCTGGCCAACAAAATGCTTCGCTTCTATCATCCGCCCCATATAGTATACCTTGTGTTCCTTACTCATTATAGTATCCTCTGCGGGATAATTTTTACCCAACGAATCTCTCTTAAAACAGATTAAATACTTTGCCATAGTAATTGTTTGCGTAATAGCAACAATGCGGTTCTTATTGATAGTATGAAATACAGGGTCTATTTTTTTTATAGAGATGATGCCTTGATCTGTATTAATAGGCGTATTTGCTGGAAAGCAAACGTTGGCAACAGACACATTTGTCGCAGGATCGCCTGCCGCAGGTGCTCTATAATCTGGATTTACAAAGGATACAATGGCTGGGTTAACTACATTTTCAATAATAGTCTTATCCTCATCGGTAACTGTCGCAAAATCTATATCTAATGTTAGAGTTAAAGCGTATTGACTTACGCCAGTTTGAGTACAATCTACAATAGGTGGGTCGTTTATAAATCTGTCTCCAAATAATCCAACTATGGTGCTGCTAATTTGTGTCTCGACATACGCGCTTAGGGTATCAACATTTATTCGTTTCGTAGTTGTGAACGCAAATGTAGCAACCCAAGAGCCCTCACTGTGATCGACATCAATTGATTCATCAGCATTCGTAAATGGGTCATTCCCATCTGGCGTGTCGGCAATTGGAATATAGCGCTCCTCGGCCTGTTCGAGACCAGTCGCAATCCCTGCCGTCAAAATTGCGCGCCCAACAGTTGCACCGGTTGTTTCCATAGCCTCGCCCATTATACCCGCAACAATTGTATCGCCCAATCCGTCAGTTGCGACGGTAACTGCTACAAGTACGACGACGGTTAATACATCCCATCCAATCTTAGTCCAAAACGCCTTTTTGGCGGTCTTTTTGGCTTGTTCTTGGTTGTAATTTTGAAGTTGTTGGTTAATGTAAACTTGTTTTTCATGCGAGTAACTGCAAAAGTATCCCGGAGACATTTCAAAGTGAAATGTAAAGAACGTTCCAGCGGCATCGTTTGGAGTTGAGTTGTTCCATCCAGCATTTTTCTGGTTTGTTGTCACAAAATATGCAGTTGTATTGGTCATATATGAATAGTCAAATATAATTGGCAGAACAACTGAGTACAAATTAGAACATTCTACAAAGGCCATTATGCCTATACTTAATAACGATAATGGAAGAACCACTGTCGATAGTTGTCCGCAATTGTAACAGGCGTAGTCGCCAATAGAATACAGAAGGGACGTGTCCCCTCCAATACATACAAGGCTCTCCATATTGGCGCAATTAGCGAATGCGTATTTGCCAATTGAAACAATGTTCGGGGGTATTATTATACTATCTACCCACGGGCTATTGTTAAATGCATTATCGTCTATAATGTGTACGCTTGAGTCAAATGTAATCGATATGGTTCTATTAAAAATAGCATCTACGCCCAATTGTGCCTCTACATCATACGCAGTTATAATACCGTCTGCGTTAGAAGCAGATAATACACAGTAATATGTATACTGTATCGCCGCTCCACTTGAAAAATATGCGCTGTTACATGTATTATACATTTTAGACGGCATTTTTACAGTCTGTAAATTTTGACAATTCAAAAATGCGCCGGTACCGATTGTCTGAATACCTGAACCAATAGATACATTCGTCAAGTACGCACAATTGTTGAATGCCGACCCCCCTATACTTTCAACATAATTACCAATAATGACACTCGTTATATTTGTTCCGCTAAATGCATTATCATCTATATCTATTAGCATTTCATTGTCAATGCCATTAATATTTGCCACAAAATTTCCGGTAAACCCGCCAATTATATTAGTTACATCTGCCTGAGTTATACTCGTGTTAAAGTCGTCCGGATAAAAATCTAATGTATAATTGTATTTGGTATTTGATGATACGGATCCGGAGTTAAAATAGACAGATGAATTGTTGTAATTAGCATAAAAACCTGGCGGCGTGGGTGAAGGCGGTATGGGCACATATACATTTATTAACTGTAAACAATTTTGAAATGCACCTACTCCTATAGTGTTGACCGAACTTGGAATAATAATATATGATATACCACAACCACTAAATGCGTTTTGACCAATAGTCTTCACCGTGTTAGGTATAACAATGTGGGTTATGCCAGAACAATCCTGAAAGGCGCTATCCCCGATAGCGGTTACTGTGCTCGGAATTGACAAGACGCCTGATAATTTTGAAGACCTGAACGCACCGCTCGCAATTTCAGTAAGCGTATCCGGAAATTGAATGGATACTATATTACAGTTTGCAAACGCGTTTTCAGATATCTTCACTATTGGGGAAGTGCTATTATTTGTAATGGTACCAGCAAAATTACCGGTATATCCACTTATAAGCGCATTAACCATTTCACTTGTCAACCTGCCAGTGCTACTATTAAAAACATATTTAAGTATAATATCTTGTGATGAAATGTCTGAATATGTAACGGGTGTGTTTTGTAGGTTTAGCCACGCGTCTTCGCTCTGCGTCTTATCGTTATTCAATGTTGCATTAGTTATGCTATTAATAATATAATTCGCAAAGTCTTGACACCCCCAATTTGACAATGTTGATAATCCGTATAAAAATTGACCGAATGTTTTCAGATAATTGCCATTGCTATCATATGTTGGGCTATTATATTGTCCTGTGGGACTGACGTATGAGTCCCATATAGCGCTGTCTGTCAAAAGACGATAGTTTCCAGCACCACTATTACGTATATTTGTTGCAATTTGAAGCAGCCAACTTTGATAGTCGTAATTGCTTTTGAATTGAAGGTATGCGTTATACAATTTGGCGTTTACATTTTGAATGGAGATCAAATCTGGAATATCTGTCTTAAACTGTGATGAAATAGTTAGGGCTCCAAAGTCAGAAGACGCCCCTTTAAACGCGTTTTGACCGATGCTGGTTACAGTATCTGGTATATTCAAACTACTAATTGTTACACATCTCTCAAACGCAAAATCTCCTATCGTTTTAAGCGCGGATGGAAGAATAATTTCGGCCAACCGTATACAATTGCTGAAGGCATACGTGCCGATCGTTGTGATCGCGTTTGGAATTCTTAATATTTTTAAATTTGTACAACTCGCAAAACAATAATCGTCTATAGTGTCTATCTTTGTACCTGGGTAAAAAATAAGCTCCTTTATTAAACATTTATAAAATGCCCATTTGCCGATACGTGTAGTCGAATCTGGAATTATAATCATATTTATATCAGTTCCGGTAAGCGCGCTATCTCCTATAGTTTCAAGTTGAGAATGCACAAAATTATTTATTAAAAAGGCGCTTAACGTGCTACAACCTTGGAACGCACCAACGCCGATTGTTTTAACACCGGTTGACATGTAGATGGTCTTCAGGTTTGTGCATATTTGAAATGCGCCGTCGCCTACAACTTCTACATTGTTGCTAATATACGCACTATATGTTTTACTTGTGTAGTTGCTCGACAATCTAAGTGAGCTAATTGTATTGTATACATCCATTGCCGTCAATGTACTACCATTTGATGGCGAAAAAGCATAATAACCATTTAGAACACAGACAACATTAATATTCGCATCAAATGCCGATTTAAACATGTTCCAATTTGTGCTACCCCCAAGTAAAGGGTTCGGGGATGTATTAAACCAATTGTTTGACATTGTCACTGAGAAATCTGCCTGGGCGCAATTTGTAAATGCACCAGTGCCTAAATTAACTACGGACGGAGGAAGTACTAATGCTGATAGCTGACTACACCCGTCAAATGCGTATGCGCCGATATTATTTACCCAATCTCCAATGTTCAAGTCATTCAATAAAGAACAATATCTAAAGGAGCTTGCACCTACACTTGTTACCAGAGATGGTAATTTTATTGACTTTAAATTTGAACACCCGCTAAATGTGCTCGTGTTAATTTGCGTAATACTACGCGATATATACATATAGGTTAAGTTTGAACAGTTTTGAAACGCGGCATCGCCAATTGAAGTGACCGAATCGGATGTATTTACATAGGTTAGACTTGAACAACCATTAAAGGCATTTTGACCTATGGTGGTAACGGACACAAGATTTATGCTTTGGTTTGAAGATGTGTAGCCCTTAATTTTTGCACAACCGCTGAATGCTCCGTCTCCAATTGTGACGATATCATTAGGAAAATGTATGTAGGCCAGGTTTGTAGAATTCGCAAAGGCGTATGCACCTATATCGGTTACATCGCTTGGAATTTTATATGATGTAGCTGGTTTTCCAATTGGATACTGAATTAATATAGTTTGGGCTGTAGAAGGGCTTGTATAGAACAATACGCCGTCCGTCGTAAAATATTTTGCGCCAAGTGAAATGACAGTCGCAACAGTTATATTAGTTAAATATTGACAATTTGCAAATAACGGGTACTCAAGATCTCCGACGTCGCCAGGAACAACAATGGAAGAAATAAATGTGTTCCCGAAAGAAACCTGCCCGAAACTTCTTACGGACGAATGAAACGATACCGCAAGATTTGAAGACGATGGCTGTAGGCTACCGCATCTGCGAAGCCCTGTTCGGTATCCATTCAATTGCGTCGTTATTTCCTGTTGCGACAATACCCCATTCAAATTAGTAGTGGTAAGTACACAAAAATCATTGAATATGATAGTTTGGAATTGTGTCAAAGTTGTTAAATAAGACCCTTGCATGCCGCGGAATGACTGGGGAGTAGTCTGCGCTAATACTGCGCCGGCCCATTCTGCACCAAGCGCATATAAAGACTGTTGCACCAGCGGGAGTTGGGCGGCTGTAGACGCAAACGTATCTCCAAACGTTCCGTCCAGCTGGAGCACACGGTCCTGAGTATTATAACCATAGTATACTGGAAACTGTTTTAACACGGATGCAAAAAACCCCCCTCCAAGCTGTAAATTTTGCAAAAGCGTTGTTCTCTCTATTAGCCACGTGTAAAAATTGTACCAAGATTTATTGTATGCCAATGTAACGTTACTAAAGTAATCGCTCCCCTCATAACCATTACTTACTGTTAAATGAAAAATTCTGCTGGGAACAGTTATGTTCACGAGACCTGTCATAGTAAATGCACCAGCTCCAATCGTTGTTACTGAGTTGGGTATATTCACAGAGGTAAGTTTAACACATTTGTGAAAGGCAAATTGGCCTATAGCGGTTACCGTACTTGGAATTAAAATACTTGTCATCTGAATGCCCATAAAAGCATATTGCCCGATAGCAGTAACTGGGTGTCCATTAATTTCTGCCGGAATTGTTATTGATAATCCGCCGAGCGGTGCGCTTACGCCTAAACTGATAATCGCGTTACCATGGGTTGTTGTTCCGTTGCCTATAGTAGCATTACCATTCGCGTCTACTATATAATTCCAACTTGTACCGAACATTTATAATATATAAAGGGATAAAATATATCAATATATAATATAATGGAGAAACACAATATATTTTTTTACATTTTTATAGCATTCATCCTTTTCTTCTGTCTGGTTATTTATTCTCAATCTGATGCCTACAATCTAAAGTGCATCATTGCGTCCGAGGACGGAAACAGATATTGCGTAAGAGAAAGAGAGAAGTTGGAGCTCGCCGCAAACCTTTTAGCACAAGTCACTCAAAAGATGAAGGATATGGTTGCCTACATGAAGGAAACACATCCGAAGGATCCGCGCACCATCAGACTTGTTGAAGGCTTTAATCCTCAAAAAATCAGCGAGACTCTTCCCACAAGCGAATTAACCGCTTTCAGTGAAAATAAGGGAGAAAAAATCGCGTTTTGTTTAAATACTACAAAGGAGGGGAATAAACTAATTGATCTTAATACGTTAACATTTGTTGCATTGCACGAATTGTCGCACATAATGACAGAATCAATTGGTCATAAACAAGATTTTTGGCAGAATTTCAAGTTTTTACTACAGAATGCAAAGGCCTCCGGCATATATGACCCGATTGATTATAAGAAAACCCCACAAGAATACTGTGGAATGAAAATTAACGATAACCCATACTATGATTTAGTTTAAAATTAAAACAAACATTCGGACTCGTGGGCTCATTTAATTTAATATCTTCGTATTTAATTAAATTAAAAATAATAGCAGTCTTATATATATATTATGTCCNGAACCACTATAAAACGAGTAAAAACAATAAAACCCAAGGAGGCTTCTTTAGATAATCCCATATATAAAGTTAAGCTCTCTACTAATGGGGCAGTTTCCACAATTTTTGTTTTTAATGGTAAGAAGACGACTGAAAACGAGAATGAGTTATTTGAGAAGGCCTTTACAGCAGCCGAAAAGAGACAAATTAATGCCGACGGCATTACGGTACAATTCTGCGAACAGCAAATTCACTTTGACGACTCCATATCGGCAATCAAACTAAAAATACTTAAGGAGCTCAGACAGGAAATATCGGTTGACGAATTGTACCTTTATTGTCAGAAAATGGAAATGCTGAGTGCGGTTTCTGTTTTTCAATCTCTCACGCAAAACAACCGGCTTCAGTTAACAAAGGTTCGCCTGGATCAGTTTATTTCCAATATTGTTAGCGACGAAACTGGCAAGTTATTTGAGCGCCCCGTAGATAAAGAGACCTATTCGTTTGATGACATTTTTGAGATGGGGTTTAATGATAAGAAATATATCGTTAATAAGGTTTTAGGGCAAAAATTCTTCATTGTAGAGAACGAATATCCGTTTGTTTGCGACCCATATAGCGTTACCGAGTACGACCAATTTTTTGAAAAGTCTGCGCGCAAATCACTAACAACATTAAACAGTCACCTCTTGCTAAGCAGCGGCAGCATAATTGATAACAGCATTTACTTGTGTCTTGCAAAGGATGTCATTGCTTATTTAGATAAGCGAAATGTGTCGGAAGAAACGACCATTAAAGTGTATTATCCGTTGCTATATAATAAGAATATCAATAACTTGGAGGATCTTGACTCAAACGGAGTTAAATTAAATGAAGCAAGCAAGAAACTGCTCGGCGAAAAAACATTGGCATCATTTAAGACCATTGATATGTTTTACGACGTGTATAATTTGAGGACTACCGAGTTAAACTATATTAACCGGGGGATTAAATTTATAAAGGCGGTGATTCGGCCGGATTTTGACGTTAAAATACCACTTGAAACAATATTCAAGATTGTCCATGCAACTAAGGAAAATCCTCTTATAAAATATAACCCGTCGTCGCGACAGGAAAACGTGTATAGGCTGTTTACAGACAGCATCGCAACTGATGGGCGTAAAATCCCTGCTCTTAAAAAGAATGCCATTTTTAAGTTGATGAAGACGATTGCTCGTAACAAATCCGTCGCAGTTTATGTTGATTCTGTCAATACGCAAGACACTCATGCGTTAGTGTGCGAGTTTGACGAGGATGGTCTTATAACTATCAGCTCCGAATTTAAAACATTTGTCGGAATCGGTGAAATTGACAATATATTTAGAGAGTCTATTAACCCGATCATTACTGAAATTAAAAATTTACTGGAACAAAGCGGATATAAGTTGGCCAAATTTAATAGTTTAAATGACGAGAATGTTGAGATAAAGCAGCTTACATATGAAACGCAAATTAAGATTCAAAAGCCGCTTGACATTGACGCTTATAAGGGGTGCGTCTCAAGCGTTTTTGTCAACGAAACCGACGCCTTTAAGGGGAACACTATTAATCTGCGATTTAAGCGTGTGTCAAATTACAGTAAATTTACCAGTCAGGAGGCGTTTATTTTGGAAAAGGCTGAACAGGGGTTGCGTGGAGACCAGATTATTGATGCGCTTCTTGAAAATTTTCCCGACGATTTGGACCGCCCACAGGCGATAGAAATGGTTAAGAAGATTGCAAACGAACTTGAAATTGAACGGGGTGTTAGACGGTCTGACATTAAGATTAAAAATAACCCGGGATTTAAAACCGTCATTTCTACAGAGAAAGAAACCGGGGTCATCACGATTACGACTGAAAACATAAACAACATCAATTATTTGTCGACCCTGCCAATCTACTTGGATACATTAGTTCGTTTAACTCAGGACAAGAAAAGTACCAAGTATCCTGTCAAGGAAATTACAGCTCTGTGCTCAAGTGGTGAGAAGGAGGAGATGGTAATACCCGACATCATTTCGCCTTCAGAAGAATCCGTTTCAAGTTACGAAGCACCTTCACTGGACCAGGAGGATGAGGAGCTCATGTATACAAAATTTGCTCCTACCGATGTGAACAAACCAAAAGGCGCACTGGGTTTATTCTTTGATGACGACGATGAGGGTGAAGAGGGCGATATGGGCAGTGATGCGGAGTATGACGGAAAGGGTGGCCAGGACTCGGAGTCGTCGGTTTCAACTGAGAAGACATCTGACACGCCCGCGGCAACTTTGCCGAACCAGGAAGACTTACCAGATATTCCAAGTAGTGCGGAGCCCTTGCCCGCAATTGAGTCGCCGACCTCAGTGACAACTGAACCAAAAAATGGGGACATTGCCGAACCGGCGCAACCTGTATTGGAGTCAGAGGAACCTCAAGAGGAAAAAAAAGAGCAGCCAGAGGCGGCAGCAAGGGAACCAGAGGCGGCAGTAAAGGAACCAGAGGCGGCAGCAAGGGAACCAGAGGCGGCAGCAAAAGAAGAAGGAGAAGAGGAGGAAAAGGAAGGAGAGGACGATGACGAGGAGGAAGAAGAAGATGAAGTTAGAAATATCGACGGAATGAAGCTGAACAAGCCGTACCACTTCCAGGCCTTAATTGAAAAGAAGGATCCTGTTTTAATCTTGAAGGAGGACACTGAGCTGT